GTATATGTCCAGCAAGTACAAATCACTGGAGTAGCTTAATGAAACTAATCACGGAAGAAATTTCTAGCGTCAAATTTGTCACCGAAGGCAAAGGTTCTAGTAAAAAGATGTATATTGAGGGAACTTTTCTCCAGGGCGAAATTAAGAATCGCAATGGAAGAATGTATCCTGTTTCAACTCTTGCAAAAGAAGTTGGAAGATATAACGAATCATTCGTCAATAAAGGACGTGCTCTTGGAGAACTTGGACACCCCGATGGTCCTACCGTCAATCTAGATCGTGTTTCCCATAAGATTGTTTCTCTCCGTCAGGAAGGAAATAATTTTGTAGGTAAAGCACAACTGCTTGATACTCCGATGGGCAAGATTGCAAAATCACTTCTTGATGAAGGTGTGATGCTTGGCGTCTCTTCTCGTGGTATTGGTTCTATTAAAGAAGATACTAATGGTGTCAAAGTTGTAGGTGAAGATTTCATGTTGGCAACTGCTGCTGATATCGTTGCCGACCCTTCTGCTCCCGATGCTTTTGTTTCTGGAATTATGGAAGGAAAAGAGTGGATTTGGGAAGGAGGAATCCTTCGCGAACAACTTGCAAAAAGAACACAACAAAGAATTAATACTCTTGTCATTGAAAAAAGACTTGAGGAACATAAGTTGGAATTATTTAATAATTTCCTCTCAAATCTTTAAATTATAAATAAATATAGATTAATACAATCATGTCTAATCAAATGTCCGTTGGTAGCAATTTACAAGAAATGGAAAACGTAGTAACTAAAAACGCTGCGCCTGGAGAACCAATGCAGAAGTTAACCACAGGTGGTACTCCTGCTACGTATGAGGATCTAGGTGGGCCGACCCCAGAAAACTCTAGACCCGATGACGATTCTAACAAACTCGCCACTCCTGGTGCAACTCTAAAACAAGTCAGAGATGTTGTAAACAAAGGTGCTAAACCTGCGGAAACTGCAAAGGGCATGAAGGAAGAGGAAGCTGAAGTAGAAGTAGAAGAGGATCAAGAAATTGTATCTGAAGGGGAAGCAACCGAAGAAGAAGTAGTTTCTGAAGAAGAGACCACTGAAGAAGAAGTTGTTGTCGAAACTACTGAAGAATCAGAAGAAGTAATTGATGTTGAAGAAGACATCAATGCTTTAATTTCTGGCGAAGAACTTTCCGAAGAGTTCCAAGAAAAGGCACGCACCATCTTTGAAGCAGCAATTAGAACTAAGATTGCAGAAATCAAAGAAGAGATGAAGTCCGAGTATGAGAAATCTCTTGTAGAGGAAGTTGCTGCTGTTAAGGCAGAACTTTCCGAGCGTACCGACGCTTATCTTGAATATGTTGCTGACGAGTGGATTTCTGAAAACCAACTCGCAGTTGAGCACGGTCTTAAGACCGAAATGACCGAATCATTCCTTACTGGAATGAGAGGACTTTTTGAAGATCATTATGTAACAATCCCTGAAGAAAAATATGATGTAATTCATAGTATGGTAGAAAAACTTGATGAAATGGAAGATAAACTCAATGAGCAAATCAATAAGAACGTTGCTCTAAATAAAAGATTATCAGAATCGGTTGCCGATGTAATCCTTGCGGACGTATCAGAGGGTCTTGCTCTCTCCCAAAAGGAAAAACTCGCTTCTCTTGCTGAAAATGTTGAGTTTGAAAGTGAATCTAACTATCGTGAAAAACTGGCAACGTTGAGAGATTCTTATTTCTCTACTAACCCCAGCGCACAAAGAAACCATTCAGAAAATATTTCTGAAGGTGCAGAGGGAGGACATCAACCAGAAGTATCTGGTCTGATGGAATCATATCTTCAGACTCTGAATAGAGTTTCGAAAAAGTGATTTTTTAAATTATTAAAAACAAACAAAACAAAAAAATTTAAGAGGCAAAATTCAAATGCAAATGTTCAATGCCGAACAACTGCAGGAGAAGTGGGCACCAATCCTTAATCATGACGGTCTCGGAGAAATCCAAGATCCTCATAAGAGAATGGTTACCTCAGTTCTTCTGGAGAACCAAGAAAAAATGCTTAGAGAGGAAGCTCAATTCCTCGGAGAAGCAGCTCCTACTAACTCCACTACTGGTGGTACTGGAGCAATCAGTAATTTCGACCCCGTTCTGATCTCCCTGATCAGACGCTCCATGCCTAACCTGGTCGCTTATGACCTGGCTGGTGTTCAACCGATGAACGGTCCTACTGGACTGATCTTCGCAATGCGCTCTCGCTATGCCGGACAAGGCGGCGAAGAGGCATTCTACAACGAAGCAGATTCTGCATTCTCTGGTCAGAATGATGGATTTGGTCTTGAAGGTGGAATGACTCAGAAGGCCGTTGGTCTTGGTACTACCAATCAGCAAGGAACCAACCCTGGTGCTCTTGACGGTACATTCCCTGCAACTGCAGATTACGAAACCTACAACGTAGGTAACGGAATGACCACCCAAAATGCTGAAGCATTGGGTGATGCAGCGGCTAATGAGTTCAACGAGATGGCTTTCTCGATCGAGAAAGTTACCGTTACTGCCAAGTCACGCGCTCTGAAAGCTGAGTATTCACTTGAACTCGCTCAGGACTTGAAAGCAATTCATGGTCTGAATGCCGAAGCGGAATTAGCAAACATTCTCTCCACAGAGATTCTTGCTGAAATCAACCGCGAAGTCATCAGAACCATCTATAACGTTGCTGTTCCTGGTGCTCAGGCTAATGTTGCAACCGGTGGTACTTTCGACCTTGACATTGACTCTAACGGACGTTGGTCTGTTGAGAAGTTCAAGGGTCTCATCTTCCAGATGGAAAGAGATGCTAACGCTATCGCGCAGCAAACTCGTAGAGGAAAGGGTAATATGATCCTCTGCTCTGCTGACGTTGCTTCTGCACTCACCATGGCAGGTGTTCTTGATTACGCCCCTGCACTCAACGCTAATCTTAACGTTGATGACTCCGGCAACACCTTTGCTGGTGTTCTTCAAGGCAAGTATAAGGTCTATATCGATCCTTACGCTGCTAACGTTTCTGCTAACCAGTACTACGTTGTTGGTTATAAAGGTTCTTCACCTTATGACGCAGGTCTATTCTACTGCCCATACGTTCCTCTTCAGATGGTTCGTGCAGTTGGAGAGAACACCTTCCAGCCCAAAATCGGATTCAAGACTCGCTACGGCATGGTCGCTAATCCCTTTGCTCGTGGTGCTTCTCTTGATAACCCTGGTGTTATCGCCCGTAACTCTAACCGCTACTATCGTCGCGTTAAGGTTCAAAACCTTATGTGATCCATCGGATACACAAAGTTCATCAGACCTCCGCAAGGGGGTCTTTTTTTGTCTAAATATAGATAAAAGCAATCCTGAGATGAAATCTACACCAAGAGAGCATAAAGAAGCACTAAACCGTCATGCTACACTTGTGCAGCATTTGATTGATGAAGGTTATGCTCAAGATGAAGAGTCTGCAAATAATATCATCATGGGTATGAGTGAACAGTGGTATTCTTTGATTATTGACTAATGAAAGATTTTAATAAGTTTATTGAGGAAGCAGCATCAAAGAGATGTCCCTTAGGCCAATACTATTGTTATACAGATAAAAAATGCAAGCAAATTCCAAAAGGATATAAGATGGTGGGTCCTGCCGGATATCTCCGTAAAGAAAACGGACATTCAGTAGACGATAATAGTGATAGCGAAAGTAATGGCAATGGCAATGGCAATGGTAACGGCAATGGTGGAAATGGTAATGGTGGAGGCAACGGTGGCGGAAATGGTGGCGGTGGTAATGGAGGATAATAATGGCAACAGCATTTGACAATCAAATCCAAAACAGGAATTTTTTAGCACCTGTTGGGTTTAGATTTACTTTGGCAAAAGAACCCAAAATTTCTTTTTTCTGCAACTCGGCAAGAATACCTGAAATAACACTAGGGAATTCTGTCCAACCAACATATCTCAAGGATATTGACATCCCTGGAGAGAAATTAACTTATGGTGATTTTTCTTTGAGATTTTTAGTTGATGAAAATCTTGAAAATTATATGAAGATGCACAACTGGTTGACTGGACTTGGATTTCCAGAAACCCCCCAACAGTTTAAAACTTTAACAACTGATGAAATTTCGGGTGAAGGAGCACTAGATCAACAGTTTAGTGATGCAAGTCTTCATATTTTGAATAGTAATTATAGAGATGTTGCTATTGTAAAATTTAGAGATTTGTTTCCGGTTTCTCTTTCATCGTTGGAATTTGATGCATCAGGAGCAGACATTGAATATTTTACGGCAGATGTCACATTTAAGTATACGATATATGATATACTAGGAGCAGACGGAAGAACACCGTTGTAAGCAATTATTTTTTTTATTATGGATCTTGATAAAATTCAATTAATGTGGGAAAATGATTCAGTCATTGATCCAGACAATCTTCATAATGAAAGTTTAAAGATTCCTCAATTACATTGTAAATATTATACCATCTACAATACAATTACTCTGTTGAGAGAAAGAGCAAGAGACTCTTACAACAAAGTAAAGTTAGAAAGATATAATTACTATACCGGGAAAGCACCAGCAGAAGTGTATGCCGAAGATCCATTTCCCTATAAAGTAAGAGAAAAAGATGCTATTCAAAGATATATTGAAGCAGATGAAAAATTAACTAAGTTTGATCTTAAAATTAGATATTATGATACCACACTTAAGTTTTTAGAAGAAATTATTAAAACAGTTTCCAATAGAACCTTTCAAATTAAAAACGCAATTGAATGGCATAAGTTCCAATCTGGATTCAATTAAGGTCTATAAATATTTTTATATTGATCTAGATGAATGTCACATTTGATTATATCAAAGAAGAATGAAGTATATCTTCATGTTGATTCTGAGATTCATATTCATTACGAATTAGCAGATCAATTTACATTTGAAGTACCTGGTGCTCAATTTTCTCCATCGTATAAGAAGAAATATTGGGATGGAAAAATTCGTTTATTTAATATTCAGACTAAGGAAATATATATTGGTCTTTTAGATCGCATCGTTCAATTCTGCAAAGATCACGGATACACTTACGAATTTAAGGATAATAAGTATTACGGATTGCCATTTGAAATTAATGATGGCATATCTAAAGAAGGTGTCAAAGATTATGTAACTGCAATATCAAAATATAAACCTAGAGACTACCAGATAGAAGGTGTATACGACGCCTTAAGACATAATCGTAAGTTGCTGATATCTCCAACTGCTTCTGGAAAGTCTTTGATGATATATTCTCTCGTGAGATACTATGTTGAGAAGCAACAAAATATCTTGATAGTTGTTCCGACGACTTCGCTAGTAGAGCAGATGTATAAAGATTTTGAAGATTATGGGTGGAATGTAGGTTCATATTGTCACAAAATCTATGCCGGAAAAGAAAGAGAAACTGATTCTCAAGTAATCATAACAACTTGGCAGTCTATCTACAAATTGCCAAGACAGTATTTCTCTAGATTTAATGTGGTTATTGGAGATGAAGCACATCAGTTCAAAAGTAAGTCATTAATATCTATAATGACAAAACTTGCTGATGCCAAATATAGATTTGGATTTACCGGAACTCTTGATGGATCTCAAACTCATAAGTGGGTTTTGGAAGGATTGTTTGGTCCTTCATATAAAATTATTAAAACTGACGAATTAATGAGTAAAGGGCATTTGGCCAAACTAGACATTAATGTAATTCTACTGAAGCACTTACCGAATAAATTTGAAACTTATGAGGATGAAGTTAAGTATATCATAGGTCATGAACGAAGAAATAAATTCATTAAGAATTTGGCACTTGATCTAAAAGGAAATACTCTAATACTTTTTGCAAGAGTTGAAGGTCATGGCCAACCACTATATGAATTAATAAATAGTAGTAACTTGATTGAAAATCGTCATGTCTTTTTTGTTCATGGTGGTGTTGCCACTCAGGACAGAGAGAAAGTTAGAGAGATTACCGAAAAAGAAACTGGTGCAATTATTGTAGCATCTTATGGAACTTTCTCCACAGGAATTAATATTAAAAACCTTCATAACGTCATTTTTGCTTCTCCATCTAAGTCAAGAATTAGAAATTTACAGTCAATAGGGAGAGTCCTCAGAAAAGGGGATAAAAAAACAAAAGCAACTCTATATGATATTGCCGATGATATCAGTTACAAGTCCAGAAAAAATTATACATTAAATCACTTGATTGAAAGAATTAAAATTTATAACGAAGAAAATTTTAATTATGATATTGTAAACATACCGCTAAAAAACTAATGGGTGAAGAATTCTATTCAATAATAAAACTAGTATCAGGAGAAGAAATATTTTCTCTCATTTCAATTGAAGACGAAGAGGACCCAACAATCATTCTTCAAAATCCTGTAATTATGAAATTGATCCATCATAAATCAGGAATACATGTCAAGATAAAACAATGGATTGATTTATCTGATGAGGATATTTTTATAATTAAATCTGATAAAATTATTACAATGACAGAAAGTAATGATGAAAAATTAATTGGAATTTATAATGACTTTGTTGAAGAATCTAGTGATGAAAATATTGATCTTGAGAATACAGATAGTTTCCACACTAAACCATCTACTAAAATGGGATATATATCTTCTGTGGAAAAAGCAAGAAAGGATCTAGAAGATATATTCAATAGAGAAATTCAAGAGAATCAATCACCTGAATAATAGCTAGCTAGAACTTATCTTTAACGGGGACAAACCTAGTCTACATGTAATTACTAATCTTGTCAAGCTTCAAAAGTATGCTATAATGTTATCAACATATTAATAAAGGCGAGGAAACTCAATGCTATGCCTAAGAAAAAACCGGAACATTACGTAAATAACAAAGAGTTGCTAGAGGCAATGATTGTCTATCGCACCAAAGTTGGTATTGCAAGAGAAAAATTTATTGAGAAATATGATAAAATTCCACCAAAGTCTGGAGCATGGGAAGGTAAACCTAGAATTCCTAATTATCTTGGTGAATGTTTTTTAAAAATCGCAACTCATCTTTCATATAAACCCAACTTTGTGAATTACATGTTCCGTGAGGATATGATTTCCGATGGTATTGAAAATTGTGTTCAATATATTCATAATTTTAATCCAGAGAAATCTCAAAATCCCTTTGCATATTTTACTCAAATTATTCACTATGCTTTCCTGAGAAGAATTCAAAAGGAGAAAAAGCAATTAGAAATTAAAACAAAAATTATTGAACGCACAGGATATGATGAAGTCATGGTTATTGATAACAATGAACTTTCAGGTAATAATTCTGAGTATAACTCTATCAAAGATAACATTCAATATCGTAACCGATAAAAAATTATGAAAGATTATTCGCGATATCTTGAGTTACGTCAAGTTGATGAACTCAAAAATCTCTTTGACAAATATGGATGGGAAGCATCTGACGATATTGTTGTTGAGATGGCTGGCACTCAAGTTTCTGGTATTGATGTTGGTGAGGAGTATAATAGGAAGTGGCAATCTCCTATTGGCACTCGCAAATGTAACAAAGAAGCATTCATTGTTATTAAAAACCTTTCTCGTGATCCAGTCGTGTCTTCTAAACCAATGGACAGAGAGCATACTCCACATCATTCCAAATGAAAATAGCAATCATTACAGATACTCATTATGGTGCTAGAAAGGGTTCTAAGCACCTTCACGACTACTTTGAGAAGTTCTATGATGATGTGTTCTTTCCGACCTTAGAGGAGCAAGGAATCACAACTGTGGTTCATATGGGTGATGCCTTTGATAGTCGCAAGTCAATTGATTATCAAAGTCTTGAGTGGTCAAAGAGAGTTGTATTTGAGAGACTCAAAAACTATGACGTTCATATGATTATTGGTAATCATGATTGCTACTATAAGAATACCAATAATGTAAACTCTCCAGAACTTCTTCTACAGACCTATAATAATATAAAGACATATAGTGAAGTATCAGAGATTACATTAGATAAATTAAAAATACTGATTATACCCTGGATCAATGCAGAGAACTTTGAGGATACTGTCAAATTTATTAAAAATACATCTAGCATATGTGCGATGGGGCACCTTGAGCTCAACGGATTCAGAGCGCATCGTGGGCACGTCATGGAAGACGGTATGGACTGCAAACTATTTGACAAGTTTGACAAAGTATTCTCGGGACACTATCATACACGGTCAGACAACGGAAAAATCTTCTACCTAGGAAATCCTTATGAGATGTTCTGGAATGACGTAAATGATACAAGAGGATTTCATATCTTTGATACGGAAACCCTCACTCATACTCCAATTAACAATCCTTATAAATTATTTTATAACATCTATTATGAGGATACTAATCATAAACTCTTCAATGCAACTGAATACGAAAACAAAATTGTAAAAGTTATTGTTCGTAAAAAAACAAAACCCAAAGATTTTGAAAAATTTATTGATAAATTGTATTCTATTGGCGTCCAAGATCTAAAAATCATTGAAAACTTTGACATTCAAGAAAATGAAGATTTTGAAATAGGAGAGGAAGAAAATACTCTTTCAATTCTAAGTCGTTATATTGATGAATCTGAAACGCAATATGATAAAAATATTATTAAAAATATTTTTCAAGAACTCTATAAACA